CCCGCCCCGGTTGGGTGGGTGTATACGGTGTTGGTATCAGTAAACACAGCACCCGAGGGTACGTTAGTTAGTACTTGGCTATCATCTACTTTACCGTCTAAAGCTGCCTGCAACCCCGTGGTAACAGAGATAGCATGGTTAGCTGGATGGGTATAGTTGTTAGCTGATGCGGCTATGCCATCCAGTTTAGTGTGATCCGCGTTAGTAAAATCGTTAGTAGTCAAACCTCCATCACCCACAGAATATGTAGTATTGGTGTCGGTTGATGAAATAGTACCGTTAGCAGCTATAGTAACATTAGTGCCAGCTGTGAGAGCGGCTACTACATTAGTAGTATCTGTAACGTCAGCAAGTGCCTCTATAGCATTTAACTTAGTGTGATCTGCATCAGTGAAGACGTTACTATCTGTGGCTGCCTCTACTGCTGTTCTAATCTCTGCGGCTGTTTGATCAGCTGTTGCACCTGCTTCAATACCATCTAGTTTGGTATTGTCAGCAGTGGTAAAGTTTACTTGAGTTAGACCACCGTCACCTACTGAGTAGGTTGTATTGGTGTCTGTGGAAGAAATAGTTCCATTAGCCGCTATGGTAACGTTAGTGCCTGCTGTGAGAGCGGCTACTACATTAGTAGTATCAGTTACATCTGCTAGTGCCTCAATGCCTGATAGTTTAGTAAACTGGGCATCGGTGAAGGCGTTCGCTTGGGCCTCGTAAGCTGTCTTAATTTCTGCACCAGTTTGATCAGCAGTAGCACCAGTTTCAATTCCAGATAGTTTGGTATTCAATGCTGTTGTGTAGGATGCGGTAGTGGCTGCAAGAATAGCGGAGAAGGCTTGTACGTTGGTCCCAATTACTAGGCCAAGGTTTGACCTGGCAGATACTGTGTTATCAAGATCACTCAGATTATTGGCGGTAAGGAGGGCACCAGCAAGGGAGGCATAAGCTGCAACCCATGCACTGCCTGTGTAAACGTTCATCGCATCGTCAGTTGTGTTAAAATACAGGGCTCCTGAGACCAAAGCGCTACCGTCATTATCCAATGTTGGATCGGCTGTCTTTGTTCCAAGGTATCTGTCGTCAAAAGAATCTAATGCAGCGAGAGCGGCATCTTTGGCCGCAGAGGCTGCTGATGCAGAAGTGGCAGAAGCGTTAGCAGAAGTTAAAGCTTCCGATGCCTTAGTGGTAGCAGTTGACGCAGAGGCCGCTGCGTTAGTCTCAGCTGTCTCCGCATTTGTTTCAGCAGTTTGGGCTGCTGTTGCAGAAGATGCAGAGGCGGAGGCAGAAGTGGCTGCATTGGTAGCAGAAGTAGATGCCTCAGATTCCTTGGTTGTCGCTGTAGATGCTGATGTTGCCGCATTAGTCGCAGAGGTAGATGCCTCAGACGCTTTAGTTGTGGCAGTTGATGCCGATGTGCCTGCACTACTTTCGCTTGTAGATGCGTTGGTGGCTGATGTAGCCGCTGCAGTAGCCGAAGTAGAAGCTGCGGTAGCTGAGTTACTTGCGGAAGTTGAAGATGTTGAGGCATTAGTCTCAGCGGTTTCAGCATTTGTTTCAGCAGTCTGTGCAGCTGTTGCAGAGGTGCTTGCAGAGGTTGCAGAAGTAGATGCCTCAGATGCTTTGGTAGTTGCGGTAGTTGCAGAAGTGCCTGCAGAAGTTGCAGAAGTAGCTGCCTCAGCTGCCCTAGTTGTAGCAGTGGAGGCTGAAGCACTTGCAGACCCCGAGGAGGCGGCTGCATTGGTCTCTGCAGTTTCCGCATTTGTTTCGGCTGTTTGGGCATCTATCGAAGAGGTTGCGGCCTCGCTTGCGGAGGTAGTTGCGTTGGTTGCCTTGGTTGTCGCTGTTGTGGCAGAGGCTGTAGCAGAACTCTGAGAGGCCAAAGAGGCTACTTGCGCTGCCTCTGCATCTGTTTTGGCTGTTTGGGCAGCTGTTTTGGCTGCCTCTGCATCTGTTTTGGCTGTTTGGGCAGAGGTGGCAGAGGCGGCGGCGTTGGTGGCAGAAGTAGATGCTTCAGACGCCTTAGTTGTGGCTAAAGATGCCGAGGCACTAACAGAGGTTGCAGAGGCGGATGCTTCGGATGCCTTAGTTGTGGCTATTACCGCATCACTTGCGGCAGAGGTCGCAGAGCTTGCAGCGTTAGTCTCGGCCGTCTCAGCATTGGTCTCTGCAGTTTCAGCGGCAGACTGTGCGGCCAGGGCTGCTGCTCTTGCAGCTGCGACAGTAGAAATGGTAGTTGCGGCAAAGGCTGCATCAGTTGCAGCATCAGTTGCAGAGCCTGCTGCAGAGGTTGCAGAAGTAGCTGCCTCTCCTGCTTTGGTTGTAGCTGTTGCGGCAGAAGCTGCTGCGCCTGTTTCTGAAGTATCTGCATTGTTCTCGCTGGTTAGGGCGGCAGCTGCAGCGGTAGCCGAGGCCAAAGCATTTGCAGCTGATTCACTTGTGGAAGTGACGGAGCCTGCGGCGGTGTCTGTATCAAAGCTGCCTCCATCATCAAGGGGGTTGACTTTATTATTTAGGTCTCTGAATCCCATATTATCCTCCTAGAGTAAATTGTCGTGGGCAAATGACATGGCTAAGTTGCCACCCTTTGTCTTACGGATCATTTCTTCTTTGTTTATTTCTGCCAACTCTTGCTCAAATAGCTGCTGGTACTTTTGTATTTCTTCATTGTCGTTAAGGTAAATGAATGCCTCCAGTAGTGCTCCGAAGAGTACTATTCTCTCATTCTCATCCCTTAACCAGTGGGCTGCCTCGCCCCCTACCCAGTAGGCAGAGCTTGCAGCAACTCTGGTGTCAAAGGAGGCCTCTGTTTTGTCTGCGGCGGAAGAATAGGTTGTGGCTACACCCCCAATATCTAGCGTACCCAGCCCTGACTTCCAGTTAGTGTAGGTTGCAGAGTAGGTAGCATTCATTGCAGGTAGCCGTCTATAGTAGTGTAGTTCAACAACATCTCCTCGGGTAAAGTTGCCGTGAAGCTTTATGTTGTTACCAATTCTGGTGTAGAAGTTGAAATCCTTTGTACGGCCAAAGCCATCATTAAAGGTTCTTACATCTACCTTCTCGTTATAAACAATACCTGAGTTTTTTGTGGTAGTATCTGCATTTCTTATGAATATAACTTCAATAAGATCAGAGGGTACCGTCATAGATAGTACTGCTCCGCCTCCTAAAAAGGCACTTGGAGTAATATCTGGTGCAACGCCGACTACCGACACAGCATCCATTTCCTCCTGAGTTCCATTTACATCATAAAGTCGGGTGACTTCCAGTGGCGGCACACGTAGTGTTCTGTAGGCCTTGTCAGCTGCGTAATCAAAGCACCGGGTCACCACTGAGTTGGAAAGAACTGAAACATCTCTGTTCGCCCAGTCTCTAATCATTCCTGCGTTATCACCAGTGAAATCACCAGATCCTACAAATTCTACGTATGTAGCCATAATAAACCCCTATGTCATTACTAGTAAGTCTGGATATTCTGTTTTCAACAAATAAACCAATCTCTTTTTAAGTGCAGAGTCATGCATAAATCCCGGATCTAGTATATCCAAGTTATGCTTAGTATTAAGTTCTAGCACAACTACGTTGGGAATAGAACACATCTTTTGATAGTGTGATTTTTTATTACGACCTGCTTCTCTTTCTTTCTTAACTTCTTCAATGGTGTCTGAGATATCGCCCTCGACTCTCCAGATATTTTCACCATTCATATCAGTAATCAGTTGCCCTGTAAGGCCTCCGGTTGCTGAAGTATGTTGCCATATAGCCATGCTGTTTCCTTCTTATTTTTTATAGGGAATCCAGTACTGTGTGGAATTTACCATCGTTAGTAAGGTTGCCTACTTGGATCCTGTATACAGTAGTCGCAGTAGTACCTATAGCCACCACATTGTGTGAAGCTCCTGGTCTGGACATATAAACTTTAGTAAGCTTACCTGTGCTGGGATCGACTTCCACGTGGTTTTCGCCCGTCAAGCCAATAATAGACTCCTGTGCTGCTGCAATTATAGTCTCGGTACCAATCACTAACGCGTTACTGTTCGCTGTAATTTTAATTAACATTTACTACTCCTATAGTAAAAAAGAGGACACCCTAAGGTGCCCCCTCTATATTTAAGTTTAAGCGCCAATGTTAGCGATTACACCCCAAGCGTTAGGGTTAGAACACTCAAGAGTAGTCTCTTCAACGAACATACCTACGGTGGAGTCACCGTTCTGACCTACGTCAACTTCCTGCATAGGACGAAGAGTAGCCATTTTGAACCACATTGGATCATATACCAGTGCAAAAGCATCTTGGATGGATACTGCGTCAGCAGAAGTACCACCTGCACCTGTTGCGGTTGCAGCAAGGCCCATGATGTAGTTAGGCTCAACCATAACGTCACCGAAATCAGACATGTAGATGTCTACTGCGGCACGCAGTTTGCCAGACTCATCAATGTTACGACGAACATTGGAGCCAGAAGCGTTTGCTTTGGCAGAGAATGTACGACGGTTCTTTGGTGAGAGCATTACTTTGGTGGCTTTTCCGCCAGCTTCGTAAATAGTCTGCATGATAGAATCGATGTGTGACAACTCAAGTTCACCTACGTTTGCACTTGTAGACTCTGTTGAGAAGTTGTTTGCACCGATACCTGCTTCTGCAGCAGTAACACCTGCGTTAGAAATACGGGCAGCTGTGTTGCCAGAGTCTGTGGACGCAACGTTAACAACGTTGGAAGCCCAAGAGAATACGCCGGACATAGTACCTGCAACGCTGGAGGAACCTGGAGTAGAAACGTTCAGCGAGTGAATCAAGTCAGCTTCAACATCACGGCGCATTTCTGTGCCACGCTTTTTCAGCTGATATGCATACTCATCTGCAACACCTGCTTGGTCTACTGCACGCTTAGTGCCGGATACCGCTACAGTTTTTGCGTTGATTTGTGTGTAGTTACCGAGACGTGAACGATTACGATCTGCGTCTGCAAGTACTACACCACCACCAGCACCGTGGTCACCACCAGTAGTAGTGCGGCCATCTGGGGTAACTGCTGAAAAGTCAGCACCCTGTGTAACACGAGAGTTGCCTGGAGCTTTCAGTTCATCTGTTTGCCACTCGTGGTAGATACCTGTAGCTTTTGTTTTGCCGATTGAAGACATAAAAGGTGTTTCATCACGAGTAATCATCGAGATGAAGTTTGCCAAGTCCTCTTTTTCGGAGACTGCTGCGCTGGATGCGCCTGAAGGAAAGCGGTTACCTACTGCGTTAGCCGCTTGTGTAGATGCACCTGAGGTGCCATAACGTCCTGTTGCCATTTTATTTTTACCTATATATTAGCCGAATACTGGCTTATCGTGTAGGGGCAAACTTTTTCAAAAACTCGATTTGATCTTCATTAGATGCATCTTTTTTAAATGCACGAGCCTTGATAGTTGTCTCCCTATCTTGTTTACGTTTAGTCGGTGAAGCAGCCTTCTTAGCAGGCATTTTCTTAGCAGGAACTTTTGCACGCTTTTTAGCGCCGCTTTTGATTCCTTGTTTAAGTCTACGGAATTCGTCTACAAACTTTACTAGATTAGGATCTGATACTACATTAATTAAGGCCTCCGGAAGACCTTCTTCTAGTGCGAATTCACGCACAGATTTTTGTATAGTATCGTCCCAGTCAGGGATAACATCTGTAATGGTATCGTTAAAGTACTTAACTGATTCCGCAAATTGGTCTTGTTGCAACTGTTGTTTATGTTGAGCAACCTGAGTTGAGAGTGTTTCTCTCTTATTTCGAGCAGTCCAATAATCAGATTGATATTTAGTCTGTTCTTGCAGGAGTTCACCAATTTCGTAAGTATCGCCTTCTTTTTGAGCTGTTGACAGCTTTTGAGAAATCTCGTGATACTTTTTCTGATGATTCATTTCTTCATTATAAACTTCGTTGGCCACAACGCTTGCTAAAGTTTCTATTTCACCTAGTTTTTGGATACGCTCTTCTTCCAAAGATTTCCGAGCTTCTCCAATTTCACGACCTTGTTTGCTGAGATGTTGTTTGGTAGCGGAACCAGCAATCCAATCTGACAGGGGCAGAGTTACCTCTTCACCATCAATCTTATGGGTCACCATAATGTCTTCTAAGTCATCCAGTGCGTAAGTCTCAATTTCGGTAGCCGCAGCATCTCCATCTTCCTTCTCACTGTCTTCCTCTTCTCCATCATCTGATTCAACATCATCTTCATATTCGGCAGCGTCTACAGGCTCTTCAAGGTCTTCATCTGTTCCTGTGTCTTCTGAGTCCTGGAGTTCAGCCTCGGGTTGAGATTCTTCGGGAAAGGGAACCACACCAGCTTCCTGGAGTATTTCCGATTTACTAAGAATGTCTGCGAGCATCTGATCTTCAGTACTGCTGTTGTCTAATACGTCATCCGTGCGGGTAGAGCTATTATCTTCAGCCATTATTCATTTACCTCCGTCTTAGTAAGATAGGGGTTGTCCTTCCCAAAGTTGGGATTACCTCTTTTCTTTTTAGGAGTATCTTCTTCAAGCAGACTAAGCAAAGCGGATCGATACTCGACCAGGCCCCGTACAGTGTTGGCGTCGCCTCTAATGCGACTTGCCCCACTAATGTCTGCTGTATGTTGGTTAATATAGTAGTCAATCGATTTCTCGATGTTACTCACTACTGTATCTATTGATTCTCTGCTGCTTCTAATCATTGTTATTTTCCTCACCCAAAGTTTCCATAATAGGAATATTGCGGCCTTTAGTTTCTATACTAATTAGCTTTTCTTTAACGCTACCTAGCGCCATTGAGCAAGCATATAGATGTTCTCGGCTTTTACTTTCATGAGGTTCTGTCTTCAGCCACTCTAAAAAGAAATCCACTAGGATATCTCCGTAGGCTGAGTCAAAGAAGCTGTTGCGAGTGTGTGCAGCAAACTCTGCTTCTTGTAGTGCAATTTGTGATAGACGATCAGGATGTACCTTCTTGGTCATCCTCTTCTCACCTGATTCTCTGTACTTTTCCATAATTTACCTTATAAACACATCATCCTTTCGGGTAGAGGTGTGGTAGAAGAGGGGGCTATTGCCCACCTCCTCCGATAGCTTGTTGTAATAATTGAATTGCCTGCGCAGGCTCAATTCCTAATTTTTTCACCATAGCGTCCAGTGATTCTTCTTCTTTTCCCGAAGGTGCTGCCTCGATAGACTTAACTATCTCAGTGGCCTTCATCATTATCTCGTCCATGTTTCCAGGAGATGGTAGATGCTCAGGAGGAACTTCTGCTTTAATTGCGTCAGTTTTGAGCTTAGCCCATTCTTGGCCGTGACGATCGAGCGCAATAGCAGTTTGACGGATATTGTCTTGTAATGCATTGTCGGCTTGAACTTTGGTATAAACTGAGTTAGCCTCAGATTGCTTAGCTTTAGATTCTTCAACACGATTGTTAATTCCTTTGATTTTCTCTTCCTCTTCTTTGGCGGACTTTTGCATTTCAGCAGCTTCCTTGAGGAATTCTTCTGTGGTATGATCACGAAGATAGTTTTCTGGTTTGAGATCAAGGCTAGTAAGTAGCTCGTAAGCTATGGTAGCAACTGCATCCGGCTTAATTAGACTACCTGCTCCTGCTTCTTTCAACATAGGAATTAGCTGGGATGACACCAACATTAGCTTGTCACGCTTGTTAGAGTTAGAGTTTTCACCCAAGTTAACATCCACTTCCAGCTCAATACATTCAGGTAGATTCTTAAGATCTACATCCAGTATTTCTCCTCGACGATCTGAGAGGATAGTAATCTCATCCATGTTATCACGGATAGTTTTAAATACACCATCACAAAGACGTTTAAATCCACCTTCTGCAAACTTACGGGCAATGTGTTGTATACGTTTCTGGCTGGCATTCATTACCTGGCTCAGTTTCATTTCACTGTTGCCTGAAACATATAGCTCGTCATTGAGACCTTGTGCGGCCTTAGACATACCTGTAGCTTGTTCTTTGTGTACCTGTAAGTGTTGTAGCAAAGGAACTGTGCCTGCACTAATTGGGCTGGGCGGTAGGTCTGCTACTGCACCCTGAGGATTACCGTTTGTGGGGATAATCTGCTTGGGCCGTAGGTTCTGCAGTGCCGAGAAGTCTACTACGTTAGGATCTGCTAGCTTTGGAGAATAGTTAGTTAGATAGGTATTCTCTACAAAACCACGCAGAATAGCAGTGGAAGTAAGGGTAGTAGAACGAGTCATGTCAGCCACAGAAAGACCAAAGAACTCGTAAGGAATCTCAAAAGGACTTAGGGAAGCCAGTGGCACGTAGCTACAGTCTTCTTCATGCAGAATAATATCCCCTGCCACAATGAAGTGTTTGAGCTCAGCAATACCGTCACCATCACGGTCTACTTCCATCCAACATTCTGTTACTGCCACGTTACGATTAGCTTCAAGGGCAGCGTCTGCGTCAGTCATTCCCTGCCAGTAGGACTGTCCGGTAACTCGCTTGCGTACTGCTACGTCATGTGAGTAAACTGTGTGGTCTTCTGAAGTTGTGGGTAGTAAAGACCAGTCATCCATTCCTTCTGCAATGTCAGGATACATTTTACGAATATCCGATCTTGACATTTCTATCTGAACACCAATAAAGGCTGCAGTCTCGATACTACTTGCATCCCGAGAAATCAGGAAGTTTTCTGGTGGAACATTCTCTATCTTAACACGAGACATGTCATAAGACCTTTTGAGTCTTACATCTTCATAGGTGTTGGTTGCAGGGTTAAAGTTTAACTCTCCCACAACTTCCACATCTTTGTCTGATAGCTTGAGGTCAAGAGCCTCTTCTGTGAGGGACTCGTACTCTTCAAACTTAGTAGACATGTCTTCTACAAAATCCCAACGGATAATAGAGTTTTTCCACAGCAGAGCAGACTTTACCCAGGTGTTTAAAAGTTCCCAGCCGTTGTTCTTCTTAAAGATAGTGTAGTTTACCAGGTCAGAAGCATCATTAGCTGCAGCGATGGCTGCTGGAGAGGCTGACCAGGACTTAAATTTTGCCAACCGGTTATTGTTAAACATAAGTTCTGAAATAATTGCAAGGTAGGCCTCCACCGTTTCTGTGGTATCTGAAGAAACAATCTTGGATACACCGTTAGGACTAAGATGCCCAGCAGGAAGTCCTGCGTACTCGTAAGTAGACTGTAGTCTATCGTTAGCTAACTCAGAGGAGTTCAGGAAGTCTCCAACAGAATTGGCGACCCCCGTAGAGACCAAGTTTATTAGCTGTTCGTCAGTTACTTTTTCACGGTAACCTGTCATATAATCGCCCATATAGGCCTCCTATCTATCTATCACCCACATGGGTATAAAATCTTGTCGGGGTTTTTGAACCAAAGGTACCCCGGGACCTTAAGAACAGCATGAGGTTCAGCTGTGTAGTCCGTCTTTCCCCTCTTTCCGCCATTCTTCGCGGTGAGCACGGACAAGTTCAGGCTCCTTTACCGTCACATCTTTTGCTCTGGCAGTGGTAGCTGAATTCTTTGATTTAAGAGTTGGATCCCATACTTTACCGCTCTTTTGTTTTACGCCCTTTGACGCTCGGTATACAGACATGGTTATCCTCCTAAATCTTTTTTAAGTTGAGCCAGTTCTTCTAACTCTGATACACTGAGGTCAGCACTAGTTCTTTCCGTGGTAATGGACTCCACTCGTGTTTTCTTCGGTGCTTTATACTCGCCTAACTCTTTAGCAATCTTAAAAGCTTCTTCTCTGTCACCTTCTTCCATTGCTTCATGCATAAGCAGTTTCATAACATCTAAGGGATCCTGAGCAACAGCGTTAATTGCTTCCAGAGTTTCTGCCATTTCAGCAGCCTTTTCTTTAATTCTAATATCTCGCTCTTTCTTCTTCAGTCGTGCTTCGGCTGATGCTTTAACCCCTGCTGCCTGAAAATTCTTTATCTTTTGCTGTCCCTCTTCAGTTTCCGGGTTAATCATGTGTTGAGCAAAGTTAGCCTGACGAGGATCTTTCATCATCCTCTGTCTGATCTCTTCTATTTGTTTACTTGTCTTGGCCATTAAATCCATTCCTCATTGTTACGGTTAACAAAGTTCTTTTGTCTCCAGTCAATTTTATTGTTGGATAACTTATCTATGTTAGTACGATAGGCTTCCCACGCAATAGCCAGAGCCATAACGGTGTCATCGTGTCTGCCTGCAATTGCCTCTGTTTTACCGGAAGCAGTAGATATGTAGGTTTTCATTTCAGACAAAATAGTTTTGGAAGGAATCCAAATATCCTCTTCTTCAACTGCGTGCTTTAACTGACCGATAACCCGAGGTTTACTACCATGAGTCATTCTGAAACCAGGTGTTTGACCTTCTTCAGAACTTAGCTTGGCAGCCTTGGTTTCATAGTACATGTTAACGTAGTTCATTTGTTTGAGTCTTTGTAAAGTAGCGACACCCATGCTGTTGGATTCTACTGCTAACAAAGAGTTATTAAAGTACCTTCCTAAGTAAAACAGATGTTCCCCGTATAGTGTAGGGTCCACTGTATTGTCCCGATACATGGCACAAATATGTCCTTGGGTATTTAAAACTATTGCTGTACTATAGTCTTGTTTAACACCAAGAGCTACGTCTGCCCCTATAATATAGTTGTCTTCCCAGTCAGGTGGTATCCAGATCTCAAGGTTACCTCTTGGGCTGTCATCAAAAGAACCGAGTTCCTGGTTATACCCTCTGAGGGCAATAGGTTGTACTGGTAAGAAAGAGTTAATCTTTTCTGGATTGAACACAGAAGAACCTGAGACCAGGAAAGCTTCCTCTGCGTTAGCAGGATACTCTTGCCTAAACTTGTCTACACCACCCTCAACGATTTTTAGCCGTCTCCAGTAGAGTTGTTCATCTGATAGGTCATACTTTTCTTTGTAATCTTTTTCTTCAAAGGTTAACTCGAATTCTTCAGGTACTGCCCTGAGATACTCTGCTGTTTTAAACCACGGAATAAAAATAGCGATGTAGTCAGATTCCCCTGCTGCCGCAGCCTGATACAGTCGATAAAACTCTCCGGAAGCACCATTAGCAGTGGACTCAATAATTACCTCTGTTCCATCAGCCTGAGAAATACCTTGAAACAACCCAGCAAGAATCTTGGCATCATGTTGCCAGAAAGCAACCTCGGATGCATGTAAGATAGTGGGGGTAGTTCCTCTTCCCGCCTCAGGAGAACCAGCAGTGTAAAGTCGGTAGGACCCTGCTGCTTCAGCATCTGTGTAAGCGGGAGTTTGAATTATAATTTCTTTTGCGTTAGTTTTCTCTAACTTAGGTTGTAAACCTTTCTCCATGTTTTTAATCAGGTTCTTACTCATAGTGAAGAGAGAATCTGAGGTGGCACTATCATGAGCCATAACTACAGATCTTGTGTGTTGCTGAAAGTAAGTCTTCCAGAACACTCTTCCTGCACAAAAAGTAGAGATACCTTGTTGCCGAGCCTTGAGAATAATAGCTCTAACTTTACCTGTTTCTTTTCTTTGTTTTTCTAAAGCCTCGTTAATGATAACCTGAGCTTC